CCCGCACGCTATTGTTTATGATGAGTATAAAGATTTCCACCCCAAGTTTCATGAGGGGATGGAGCCAAACCTTGCCACTCACGAGGCCCCAATTTTCATTTTCGGCACCCCGCCAGACACGGAAGACCACCCGTTTTGCAGAACAGAGACGGGCATTCAGCGTGACCCTGAAGGGGCGGCGTTTAAGATGCCCACACACACTTCCCCGTATATTTCACAGAAGTGGTTGGACAGCATGAAGATCACTTTGGAGGCCAGGGGCGAGTGGCATGTTTGGATGCGGGAGTACATGGCCGAGATTGTCCCTTCCGGGGCGCTGCATATCTTTCCGATGTTAGAGGTTCCAAAGGTGGCGCCAGATGGAAAGTTTGACGGGCACAGTAAGCACGTTAGGCCGCACGCTGAGTTACAAGAAATGGTAAACAGGCATCCTAAAGATTACACATACCACGCGGTGTACGACCCAGCGTCTACGTCGTGCTTTGGTGTTTTATTCGCAGCGGTTAATAAACGTACTAAGCAAGTGCTCTGCCTGGACGAGATATACGAAAAGAATAAAAACAAAACGTCGTCTAAGCAGATATGGCCTAAGGCATGGGCAAAGAAGCTGGCCATTTTGAACAGAAGAGATAGGTGGCGGGACGTCTATGACTACGCCGCCGCATGGTTTGCCAATGAGATTAAAGACGAATACGGTGAGGGCATGACCCCTTGTGTGAAAGATTTGAAAAACAAAGAAGTAAGACTTTCAAGCGTAAAAGATTTTATACGCGAAGGCCTTTTCCTTATAAGTGATAAGTGCCCCATGCTCGTTTGGGAAATGAGAAATTATGCGACGGATGAGGATGGCAAGCTTCCAAAGAAGAACGATCACCTTATCGACGATGTTAGGTATCTGTTTAACGACGCACATTTAAGAACGGTGCCTAGGACAAGATTCAGGATGCCAGAGGACATGCGCATGGTCCCGGAAGAGGGCTTTCCTGAGTTTGAAGAAGAAGTTGATGCTTTAGATATTTATGAAGAAATAACGGAGGAATTCTATGAGTGAGACAGTATTAATGGGAGTGGCGATCGGCGGGCTTATCGTCGGGGTGATTGCTCTATTTTTCGGAGTGGCGGCCTTCGTATTAGCAATGGCAATGAAGATGAGCACGCACCAAGTAACGTGGCGTTCGTTGGATGAGAACAAAGAGGACCCTTTTGAGGAAGATCTGCCAAGATTTAAGGACGAACCTGTGTCAGGTAGAAACCCAAATAAGCGCGCAAGGCCAGAATCTGCCGACGAAGATTTGGAAGATTTGGACGACCCAAGAGTTACATCAAACAACTGGTAAGGAGTAGAATATGGGACCGGCAACATTAGATAACATGGACAACCCGTCGTTCACCGACGACGTAATACCTTTTCAGTTTAGAGAGAAAAAAGACAAAGAGAGTTCACACAGATGGCTTAAGGCATGGTTTGAATTTGAATACGAGAGAGCGTACCCGCGTTACGTCATGTATCGAAGATACATCAACATGTACAAGAACTTGGACGAGTACGAGGGCGACGGCCTGGTTAAAACCTCCACTCGTAGCACCGGCAGAAGCATTAAAAAGCCAAAGGTAAGAGACAACTTGGTTTTTTCTTACACTGAGCAAAGGGTGTCTCAGGTTTCAAAACAGAAGACCGCACTCACTTTTATCCCAAGAGTTCAGAACTCCCAGGACGATTTAAACGCGTCCAAAGCCGCCAAGATTTTGGTAAAGGGACGTTACGAGGACATTGACTTCGACGGCGATATGATCGAAATGGACAGGGCCACATATCTTTTAGGACATACGCTTTATGAGACTTGTTGGGACGAAGACGACGGGCCTATGACTCCTAGCTATATCCGGGCAAAGGAAAAATTTAAAGAAGGCATCCCGGTCATTGATGAGGCCACCGGTATGCCCGTTAACGAGAAAGATTTAAAGATTCGAGTGGGCGACGCTAAAGGGAAGCTTTGGATGCCTTACGAATGGTTTCCAGAGCCACACAGAGATCGCACAAAAGATTGTGACTATCTGAATACTTTCGAGTGGAAACCTAAACAAGAGGTTGAGGCCGAGTACAACGTAAAAGAGGACATAATAAACTCATCCGAATATGTTAAGTGGGATTTTTCCACGGACAGGCTCGACAGGCCTAACAATCAAATCCTTGTTCACACTTTTTGGCACAGGCCTACTAAATATTTTAAAGAAGGATGCAAGATAACTTGGTGTGAGGACGTTATCTTGGAATGGATAGATTTCCCTTACGACGACGGAAGGCTACCTTTTGACGAGGACAAGGATATTGAGGTTAAGAAAGAATATTGGGGCCGTCCGTTTGTAACCAATATCGAGCAATTTTATAAGGTGAATAACTCCCTAATTTCGGGCATGGCGAGAAACCATGGCGTATTGAACGCCCCAAAGGTTATGTTTCCCGAAGGTTCTGTGGATATTAAAAGCTTTAACAATGAGTACGGAGCTGTCCAATACCGCGGCCCGGTTGAGCCAAAAATTCTCCAACACAATTATGTTAACAGGGGAGAGTTAGATTTCCAAAAGCATTGTCAGTCCAGAGCGGGAGAGCTTTCCGGCGTTTTTGATATATCAAGAGGCATCGTGCCTCCTGGAATCACGGCGGCAAGCGCTATCCGGTATTTGGACGAGCAAGAACATCAAAGGGCCTCCCCAAGTATTTCAAAACGAAAGAAAAGAGTTTTGGACATTACCAAAAAATTTGTTGCGCGCATGTCACAGTATTACCGGGATTCGGACGAGCGAACAGTTAGAATGGTGGGGGAGAACAACGAGTTCATAATTAAGAGCTTTAAAAAACTCTCCCTCGGGACTATAGCCGACGTCAGGTATGAGAACACTTCAAGCATCGCCGACACTAAAACGGGAGCGATAGCTGACATTATTGATTTGAACGCGTCAAACCAAAAAGATCCCGTCTTTGGCCGAAAAGAGATTATTAAGATGCTAGATATGGGGTTGGACGAAGCGTTTAAAGATGAGACGTCTTTCGCGATAGACACCGCCAGAACGACGCTTGATGCTCTTTTAGACGGGGAGGAAGTGGCCCCGCCGGAAAGAACCGACGGGCTTTTAGAGTTTTATTCTATCTTTGGTCGTTTCGTTGAAAGCCTTGTTTACAAGCAGAAACTCGACCCAGAGGTTAAAGGACGGATCAACGACTACATCATGGGCGTGGAAAAGCTCATGTGGGAGAGCTCCGTGACTAACGCGAAATTCGGTCAAATGTTACAGGCCTACGAGAAGTTTCCAATGTTCTTCTCGGAGCCGCAACCGCCGCAGCCTCTTCAGCAGGAGTCAGGGTCGGAGCCTACACCGGGAATGGATACGAATAAAATGGATTTTCAAAAACAAGAAATTGAGAACAAAATGAAGGAACAAGGGGAGTAAACCATGGGAGAACAAGCAACAGCAATTACGGAAGACGCAACATTGGGCGGAGACGCTAACGAGACTTTCGACAATATGGATTATGAGTCGGATGAGAGCAAAGAACTTGGCAAGGAGTTCGAGACAAAATTTAAGGATCGGATAGCCCGTGCCAAGGATGCCAAGAAAGCTGTGGAAAAAGACCAGAAACCTGAAAAGGAAGAAAAGGAAGAAAAGAAAGAAGCTAAAGAACCTGACAAGAAAGTTGAAAAGAAAAAGTCCGACTTGGACACATTGGAGGACGACGACGATGTAAAAGAAGAGGAAAAAAAAATCTCCAAGGAAGAAAAAGACGAAAAGGAAGAAAAACCAGAGGACGATACCGAGAAGTCTGAGGAAGAGAAAGAGGATAAGGCCGAAGTTAAAAAACTAAAAATCAGAATGTCCGACGGCCTTTACGGCATTGAATCGGACGCAAAGATCAGAGTTAAGGTTGATGGGGAGTTCCAAGAGGTTCCACTTCGAGACATGATAAACGACTATTCCGGCAAAACAGCATGGGATAAGAAGTTTTCCGAGATAGGCCAAGAGAAAAAAGTTTTGGAAAGTGAAAAAGCGCAGATCACTAAATCAAAAGAATTTTTACAAGAAACTGTAAGAGAAGTTATGGGGCATTTGCAAGACCCGGAGAAGAACCCGTTGGACGCGTTAAATTTTTTAGTTGAAAAATCTGGCCAAGATAGTTATACTGTTTGGAGAAGGACATTAGAGGCTAATCTCGAAGAGGTTGAAAGTCTAATGTACATGTCTGACGTCGAAAGGAAGGCCTACTTCCTTGAGAAGAAAGACGAGTTCCGAACTAAATCCGACGAGGCCCGTAAGGCCGAATTCGTTAAGGAAGAGTCTTTTAACCAAGCTCTCCAAAAAGTGGATTCCCTACGACAAGCTCATGGTGTTAGTGAAGAACAATTTTTGAAAGCTTTGGATGAGTTAGACGAATCCGGGCATGACACGAACAAAATGTCAGATGAGCAAGTGGTAGACTACGCAAGTCTAAACCCACATGTAAATGATGTTCAAGACGTGTTAGAGCCTTACGAGGATTCCATAGACAATTCCAAATATTCTGAGGTTGTTCAAAACTTAGCGCGCCAACTACGAGCTAAAGATTTCACAAAAGAACAATTATCAGAATGGGCTAAAAAAGAGTTCATGGATGAAGACGTTAAAGATCTTCAATCAAGAACACAGGTCCAAAAGAAGACATCTTCTAAGGCAGAAGTTAAGACGCCAGAGAAGCTTGAAACTTTGGATTTCGACGAAGAGTTCTGATAAAACGTAAAACCATAAAACGAGAAAGCCATAGGGACCTCCGTCCAGAAAGTAAATAGCAATTAACTTTTTTGTCCACGGGAGGACACTATGGCTTTTTCTCTAACCGAAACCTCGGGACTATTTCTTACGAAATTTCAGGCCCGTTCACTAAACCATTACAACTCAAAAGCTCTTCTTGATGGACGTATTAAAAAGCAATACGACTTTCACGGAAAGCAAAAGAACATTGAAACTCAGCTCTCATTTTCAGGCGGCGTTGGTGCCAAGTTTTTACCAAAAGCGAACACTTCTATAGTCGAGCAAGCGGTAATTTCTTCAACCAAAAACTACGCTCGGGTAATTGTCGACCGTGAATCTTTGAAAGCTTCCGCTAGCAGCGAAGGCGCTTTCCAGAAGTTCATGGCCTACCCGGTAAAGAAAACTGTCGAAAGTTTTATTAGAAACTCCGGCAGAATGATTTTCGGCGACGGTTCTGGAATTCTTGGTAGAGGCGATGGCGCTACAAACGTAACAGGCGCAGGAACTACGGTCAGCCCTTACCTTGTTTATTTCAGAGAATCTGATTGGAACGAGTCTAATTTTGAAGAGCAAGATCACGTTCAAGTTGTTACTGGCCTTAATGCTGGGGACAACGCAGGCGGATCGGCCGAAGGTGGAGACGCTGAAACAAACCTTCTTCTAATAGCGGAAGTTGTGCCTTCTTCTCGATTGGTTAAATTGGTCGGAACTTCCCCCGCACTTGCCGCACTAGTAGCCGGGCCATCCCCATTGGCCACCACTACCGGCCTCTGTATGCAACGGTCATACGAAGCTGAACCTCAAGGTCTCAGCGGCGTGACCATGGCCAATTCAGGTTCGCTTTACGGGATTCCCGTTAAAAGACGTTGGCAATCTCAGCAAATCGACGCTCTCGGGCAAGGGATTGTTACTGACGCTCTTAACGACGCCGTTTTGAGACAAGAGAAGGCCACGGGCGAATGTCCAAAGATGGTGGTTATGAACTTCAACCAAATGAGAAAAATTCTTGCTCAATTGGAAGATCAAAAAATGTATAACCTTCCAAACAAAAACCTTAAAGGTTCTATGGGCTTCAGCGGTGTTGAGCTTATGACTTCCAGAGGCGCTATCGGAATGTTTGTCGATAGGTTCTGCCCAGAAGACAAAATCTTCTTGTTGAACGATCAGCACATCGTCCGTCACCACAGGCCAGACTTCGGTTGGTTTGACGACGACGGAACGGTTTTCTTGAGAACTAACGACGAGGACGAGTACGAAGCACGATACGGCGGTTATTACCAAAACCTTATCGACCCTACTTTCCAAACAGTTATTCACAATTTGTCTAAGTAATAAAAAGGGGCCTCTGGCCCCTTCCCTAGGCTCACG